AAGCAGCGGGCACCTAAATCATTTTTTTCGAGCTTTGGGCTGTGAGCTTAGTTTCTTAAACACTGAACAAGGAGCGAGTTGTGACTTTCGAAGATTTTCTGCGTGATAATAAAGCGGCGAACGGCTACGTACTTCATACCTGGGTTCTTCCGAACGAAGTACGATTTTTCATCACCTCCTCCGATGGCAAAACAGAGAAGTTCGTCGCGAGGGAAGGCAAAGTTGACGTGGCGCCCTGAAAGAGGATACAATTCAGAAACATAGATGGGGGAGGGAGTCAAATGGGGGTTCTGTCTACTAAAGCACGCAAGAAACTACCGGCGTCCGTTTTCGGGCTGCGCAAACAGCGTAAATACCCGATGCCGGACCGGGGCCACGCAATTAATGCGAAGATGCGCGCGACAGAGATGGAGCACAAAGGCAAACTCTCGCCGTCTCAGAAGAAACGTATTTTCGCAGCCGCGAATCGCGTACTGAAAAGGAAGTAATTCCTTGTCTTTCAAACGGCTAGATGACGTAGCGCTTGCTCGCGAGCAATATAAGCGCTACGAATACGCCCGTGATCTCGGCCATCTTCGTTTTCTGGAGAAGGCCCAGAAATGCGCTGATTTCTTCGACGGTAAGCAGTGGGAGGAGAGCGTTCGAGCTCAGTTGAAAACTCAGGGCAAACCGATCCTCACGATTAATAAGATCTTCGCTACTCTCATCGCAATTCTCGGTCAGCAGGTAGAGCGTCAAGCAGACATTTCGTTCGAGCCCACCACCGACGGCTCTGACGCAGTGGCCGATGCTCTGAGTCAGGTATGGATTCAGATCGCGCAGAACAACAAGCTTCAGTGGTTGGAGTCTGAGGTCGCGATGGATGGGTTCATTTCGTCGCGCGGGTATTACGACGTCCGGATGGGCTTCGACGATGAGCTGAAAGGTGAGGTGAAGATCACCAAGATCCCCTACAAGAACGTAATGCCCGACCCCGACGCGAACTCTTACGACCCCGACGACTGGGAAGATGTGATCGTAACGAAGTGGATGACGCCCGACGAGATCGAGATGATCTACGGTAAGGAGTTCGCGGAGGTTTTTCGCGGGCGCGGCTCCAGCGGCGACTATCTCTATGATTCTCTGGACTACAAGCGTGACTCGTTCGGAGCGAACTCTACGATCAGCCAAACGACGAACTTAGTCCGGGTGCTGGAGCGCCAGTATCGAAAGATTGATTTCGCGCTGCATTTTGTCGACCCGGCGACGGGCGACACGCGGATTGTCCCGAGCGACTGGGGCCGTGTGCAGATCGCACGAGTGGCTCAGGCCGCTGGGGTGGTGCTCATCAAACGCAAGGTGCGTCGTATCCGTTGGACTGTGAGCGCGGACGACCAGATCATGCACGACGACTGGAGTCCTTACAAGCACTTCACGGTCGTACCATTTTTCCCGGTCTTTTTCAACGGGCGCACGATCGGCTTGGTCGAGAACTTGCTCTCGATCCAGGAGCAGCTCAACAAAGCTGAGAGCCAGGAACTGCACGTCATTAACACGACAGCGAACTCCGGCTGGAAATTGAAAGCTGGGTCGCTTCAGAACATGGACGCGGATGAGCTGGAGACGAAGGGTGCTCAGACAGGCCTTGTGATGGAGCTCCAGGATGTCTCTGACGCTGAGAAGATTCAGCCAAATCAGATCCCTACGGGGCTCGACCGCGTAGCGGCCAAGAGCGACAACCACATTAAGGAGCTCTCCGGCCAGGGAGACTCCGTACGAGGGCTCGACCGAGCGGATGTAGCTGCCAAAGCGATTATGGCGAAGCAGGCTGCCGCTACGATCAACCTCGCGGTCCCGTTAGCGAATCTATCTCGCACGCAGCACATGCTCGCAGGGCGTGTACTGAACCTCGTGCAGGAGTATTACTCGGAAGAACGCTTGATTAAGATCGTCGGGGATGGTATCTCTAAGCCTTCGCAGGAAGTGACGGTGAATCAGGTCACTCCTGAGGGGGAGATTGTCAACGACTTAACGCTCGGGGAATACTCGGTGGTTGTAACGACCGTCCCAGCGCGGGACACCTACCGCCAGACTCAGTTCGAGCAGGCGCTGGCGCTGCGGAAGGAAGGGATTAGGATTCCGGACGATGAGCTTGTTAAGCTATCGAATATTGGACAAAAGACTGCTATCTTACAGGCTATGGCGGGACCGCCCAACCCGGCGGTCCAGATTGAACTTCAGGCGAAGGAGCTGGAGAATTCTCAGACAGCCGCGAACGTCAAGCTCGCAGAGGCGCAGGCAGCGCTGGCTGCTGCGAACGCCCACAAGATCGCGCAGGCGACTATCGAAGCGGCTGGAGCTGCTCAGTCCGGGGGTTCTGAGCCGTCGTTGGCTCAGAAACGAGCAGACGAGGAACTGATCAAACGGCAGACGATGATCTCGGACATCCAGATCCAGCGGGAGAAAGCGCTGGCGGACATTGAGCTGAAGCGCGAGATAGCTAGATTATCGGCTGCTAAGGAAACGAAACAGGGTTAACGGACAAGAACAAGGCTATTTCGCATGTGCGGGGTTGACCGCGCGAGATGGTTAGATTATCGGCTCCCCCGCACATAGGGGGGATTGACCTGAGGAATAAAAATGCTCGCTGTACAGACTGTTTTGTGGGTTGTGTTTATTGTTTCTGGGCTTTCGTTCCTTGGATGGATGTTAATGCTCATTCATGAGGTATGGAGATGATTGATATTAACCAAGCGAAGATGGATTTCACGACTTTAGTGCTGGCGTCGCACGTGTTGGACGACCCGGCGCGCTTGAAGAACGCGCTGGCAGCGGGTAAACAGAAGGCGTCTGAGATTGAACGAGTCCTGGGCGTCATGCCTGGACTACGTAGAGAGGAGAAGAGTAATGGCTGAAGTAGAACCGAAAGAAGATCGGGGCGACGAACTCGCAACGGAAGAGCTTGAGTTGGCCGCTGAGCTTGAAGAGAAGGCCAAAGGAGACGTCAAAGAGGGCGAAATTACGTCCGAGGAGGGCGTCGGGGAGGGTGAGGCTACGCCTGATACCCTTATGCTTCCTAAGTCCCGTTACGATGCGAAAAACGCCCAGCTTCGCGCCGCACAGGCTCGCATCGCCGAGCTCGAAGCGGCTGTGGAAGATCGCCCCGTCGAGGAAACTCACACCGCGGTTCCCACTACCTTCGACGACCAGATCGCTGCCATTGACAAGCAGTATGCTCAGGCAGTTGCCGACGGGGACCCGGACAAGGCGGCTGCTTTCATGCGAGAGGCGCGAACCCTGGAGCGGCAGCGGTACGAAGATCTGATGGCTCAGGCCACGCAGGGTGTTGTGGATCGGACTGCTGAGGATGTCCGGTACGATCGGGTGGTGGATACGTTGGAGGATAACTACCCGTTCCTGAATCCGGACGAGGAGAGTTTCAACGAAGAAATCGCGAACGACGTGCGCGACTTGGCCGAGGCGTATGTAGCTTCGGGAAAGTATGCTTCTCCGGACGCGCTGGTGATCGCAGCCGATTTGGTGCTGGGTCGGGAGGGGCTCTCTACGCAGGGAACTACGCCGTCAGCCAAAAAGACCAACACGGCTAAGAACGCCGACGCTGCGGGTAAACAGCCGCCCGACACGGACGGGCTCGGGAAAGCTTCGGACGCGGCTGGTCCTACGTCGGCTAATCCGGACGGGTCGCGGCTGTCTGAGAAGGAGTTCGACGCTCTCCCTGACGAGGTACGTGCGCGCATGCGCGGGGACTTCACTTAAAATGATCCATGCGGCCATGTTCGCCGTGCTAGTGGCTCTTCTAGCATCGGCGACTATGGCCTTTCAGTTAAGGAGAAAGGAATGGACTATCTCCACGGCGGTATTATTGGTGCGGCGATTGTGGTGGCGATTGACGTGCTTCTCTGCCTTTATTTGTGGCGCCTTAATAAAGTCCGAAAGCAACTAGAAACGGATATCGCTAAGGAGCGGGCGGAAATCGAGAAAAGTATCAGGGACGTTTTCGAGGAGAAGAAAGCGAAGGTAGAGGAAGCGATTAGTGAGGCGGATAAACTCATCAAAAAAGCGAGGCTCTGAGGATGATCACAGATCTGGAACGAGCGTTGTCGGTGCTCTCCGACGAGAAAGTGGAGGAAATAGCCAACGCCGCTAAGGCTGAGTTGGGCGCGCGGCTGGGCGCTAAAGTTCTTAAGCAGACGCTGGAAGAAACAGCGACGACCCAGGGAGCTACCCCTCGGGGGCTGAGCGCAAACGCTGTTGAAGAAGCTGCTTGACTTTTTCTTTTTGATATCCTACACTTACGATACGGCTCTAGACACGATACGTCTGGCGAGATCGTCCCTCGTTAAATCGCGGACTTTTCGGCAGTTGGCACGATAGACCAACAAACGCTAAGTTCTTGATTTAGGAGGGATAACTTCAGCGCCCTTACGAGCGAACAATTGACCCTTTGGTCTCGTGATGTGTGGCGCTTCGCACGGAACAATGCTTTTCTCAACCGGTTCTTGGGCTCCGGCCCGAGCGCTATGATTCAGCGTGTTGCTGAACTCACGAAGACGAAGAAGGGCGCACGAGCGGTTATTACCTTGGTTGCTGATCTTCAGGGCGATGGCGTTGTTGGCGATCGCACTTTGGAAGGCAACGAAGAGGCGATGACTTCCTCAGATCAGGTGATCCAGCTCGACCAGATGCGAAATGGTGAACGGCATCAGGGTCGGATGGCTGACCAACGCTCTGTCGTGGTCTTCCGTGAGAACAGTCGAAACACGTTGGCTTATTGGCTCGCTGACCGCATGGATCAGTTGGCCTTCCTGACGATGTCTGGTATTTCTTACGCCAACCACACCAACGGCGCGGCTCGGGTGGGTTCTGATTTCCCGTTCCTGGACTTCGCTGCGGACGTGAAGGCTCCTTCCGCTAACCGCTATCAGCGCTGGGATTCGGCGACTTCCTCGCTCGCGGCCGGTAACACGGCTTCGGTGGCGGCTGTCGACACCCCCACCTGGAACATGTTGCTCCAGGCTAAGGCGTATGCGAAAAACCACTATATTCGTCCGCTTCGGGGCGAAGGTGGGGTGGATGCGTACAACGTCTTCATGACCCCGGACGGTGTGGCTAAGTTGAAGCAGGACCCGAACTTCCAGTCGGCTTGGCGGAACGCGTTGCCTCGCAACAAGGCGAACCCGCTGTTTGCTGGCTCGGATGTGGTGTACGTGGATGGTCTGGCGATTTACGACTTCCGCCACGTGTACAACACCAAGGGCCTGGCTTCGGGCTCTAAGTGGGGCGCTGCTGGTGCGGTCGATGGCCAGCGGATGCTTCTGTGTGGAGCTCAGGCGATGGGGTTTGCGGATATCGGCGCTCCTGAGTGGATCGAAAAGGGCTTCGACTACGAGAACCAGCAGGGTATCTCGGTGGCGAAGATTCTCGGGATGTTGAAACCGCAGTTTAAGACCAACGACACGCAGACCACTGAAGATTTCGGTCTGCTCGCCATTGACACTGCGATCTAAGGAGGACATGACATGGCTATCACTCAGAATGTAGATCGTCAGTCGCCTCTGTTCGCGAGTGCCGACTTTACGCTGGCGGACTTGGTCTCTGGTGCGTTCGAGGCGGCGATTAGTTTGCCGGAGAACGCCGAAGTAATCGGGGGCTCGCTCGTGATCACCACCGCGTTCAACTCGGCTACTACCGATGCGGCCACGGTCGGCGACTCTACGAGCGCTGGACGATATCTGACCATCGGTGCGGCTCTCGGGGCGCTCGGCCTCGGGCGCACGGCTCTGGTGCCTACTGGGTATCGAACGACCGGGCGGGATCCCGTCGGCATCACTTGGACCGGGGCCGGTGCAGTTACCACCGGTGCGGGCCGACTGGAGGTCGAGTATTACGTCGTCTGACGTGGCACGAGCGTCCAGCCGTAAAGGGGTATGAGGATTCAGCCGTAGCTCTTGGGGGTCGCAAGACCCCCTTTTTTCTGGTATCGTAGGAGAAGAAGGTCTTGGAAACTAAGGAGCTACGAAATGGCGAAGAATGAGTTTGTTACAGAGCGCAATGTTACGGTTCGGTCTGTTCATGGCGTTACGGTGCGTTTTAAGAAGGGCGAGCCGACTTACGTCCCTCCTCAGGCGCAGGACGATGTGATCGCGGTGGGTGCTCACCCAGTTGATGGTCCTGTGGATCTGCCGGATAAGGAAGATGTGTTTGTGCTTCCTGCGGCTCCCGGGGGGGTAGAGCGTGCTTCGCAGATCAAAGATGTGATGCGTGCCATGGTCGCTCGTAACGACCGAGACGATTTTACTGCGGCTAACAAGCCGGACGCGCGTAAAATCACGGGTGTGCTTAAATATCGGGTCGAAGCTGAGGAGCGCGATCGGCTGTGGGATGATGTGGTTCACGAGAACGACCCCGAGGAGTAAAGCGAGTAAATGGCTACGACCGCACAAGATCTCGTTACTTTGTTCCGAGGAGCAGTGGACGACGTCGTCGCCCCCTACCTCTGGAGCGACCCCGAGGTTTTGGGCTATGTGGACGAAGCACAAAAAGTCTTCGCTCGCGAGACCGATATGTTATTCGACTCAGTCACCCCGGCACTGACGAGTGTGCCGGTGGTGATCGGGTCGGGTTTCGTGGCGATCGACCCCCGCGTTAACCGAGTTCGACGCGCCAAACTGGCGTCTCAAGATTCTCCGCTCGCGATCCTTAATTTTGATCAGCTCGACCCGTCGTGGAACTGGGAAAAAGCGACGGGGACTCCGACTTCCCTGGTTCTGGATGCGACGGTTTCGCAGGGTCGGTTAATCCCGAGTTCTGAAGTGACGGACACGCTGTCTCTGTGGGTATATCGAGATCCACTCAACCCGATAGTTGCTCTCACAGATGTTCTTGAGATCGACGATCCGGTTGACATGCGCCTCGGCCTTCTGAATTACATCAAGAGCGTTGCGTATGACAAGAACGACTCAGATATTCACAACGAGCAGTTAAGCCAACTATATGCTGCGAAGTTCGAGGAATACGTCGATAAAGCAAAGTATAAGTATCAGAAGAAACGTCGCTCGCCCGGCTTTATTCACTACGGGGGGCTGTAATGGGCCAACGCACCCGCCAATCAATCCACAACAAATTCACTGGGGTTAACAACGTCCTTCCGCCCGAACGTCTCCCGCATCAAGCGCTTCGTGGGGCTGTGAATGTAGATATCGACCAGACAGGACGTCCTCGTCGACGCAAAGGTTTTACGAGCGTACAGACAGGTGTGAACGTTCGTTCACTTTGGTCGAACGGTACAACGATGCTGTACGCTGAGGGGAACGAGCTTAAAGACTTCGGCACGGGAGCTACGATCCGGTCGGATCTTCAGGTAGATTCTCGTGTCTCGTACGCAGAAGTCGCCGCTCAGGTCTTTTATACGGACGGGAAGATAAACGGTATTTATGCCCTGGGGGGAATAAACCGCCCGTGGGGAATTCCAGTTCCGCCTCCTCCGGTCGTGAGCTCTTCTTCGGGTGCATATCCTGCTGGTGACTATCAGTTCGTCATCACGCACGTAGATGCATTTGGGCGCGAGTCGGGCGCGAGTCTTGTTGCAAAAAAGACAACTACTCAGGCTTCGTTTTTCCGTGTTTCTTGGCCTGCGTCTAGCTACACCACCCGAGTCTACCTAAGCACAGGATCGGTCTTTTATCAAGTTGTGGACGTTTTGCCCAGTGTTTCGTCCGTTAATCTGTCCGGTGTGACAGGGACAGCTCCTCTGCGTACTCAGTTTCTTAATCCAGCGCCGGTGGGGCAGCTCGTGGACTACCACTACGGACGGCTGTATGTGGCAAGTGGTTCAAATCTATGGTATTCTGAACCAGGGAGTTTGGAACATTTTCGTTTAGCAACCAACTTCCTGAGTTTTGAGAGCGACATCACGCTCGTAGGAAGTGCGTTAAACGGCCTTTTTGTGTGCGCCGGAAAAACGTACTGGCTGGCAGGAACTGACCCATCCTCTATGACGAGGATTGAAAAGGCATCGTATCCAGCGATCCTGGGCACGATGGTTCGCGCCCCATCAGACCTGATCGGGCCTGGGGGCGAAGGGTTCGGGGAGGCGCTGTTCTGGGCGTCAACGCAAGGGATCTGTCTAGGTGCCCAGGACGGCCTTTTTAGGAACTTGACGGAGCGGTCTTTGTCGTATGCTCCTGGTGATGTAGGCGCTGGGCTGTTTCGGCGAGAGGAAGGGATGAATCAGTACGTTGGGCTGATTAAAAATTCGGGCCAGTCGGATACTGGGCTATACGCGACGGATACTGCCGTGGCGACGGTGGTACGAAACGGGATAGTGATCTAAGTTCGAACTTAGAGCAAAAGGATGGAGGGTAAAACGATGGGGAATATCAAACAGTTGGGTCGGGAGTTTCGCAACCGGCAGTACGAAATTTCTCCGGACGGGCTGTTGTTCCCCCGCGCTGGGGTAGCTGTCGGTGGGCACTTTATCACAGAGCATATTCGAGCTGGTAAGATCCTAAATACCTCGGTGGACAAGAACACCGTCGTTGACGAAGGGTTGATGAGCATCTTGTCTGTGATGTTTAACGCCGGAGCAGCCCCTGCCACTTGGTATATCGGTATTTTCGGGGGGAATTATACGCCGCTCTCTACCGACACCGGCGCGAACATCGCGACTAATTCCACGGAGAGTGCAGCTTATACCGAAGCAGTTCGTCAGACTTGGGTAGTGGCTGCTCCTGCCGCGAACCAAATCACGAACTCGGCGTCTAAGGCGACGTTTACCATGAACGCAACGACTACGATTTACGGTGCGTTCTTGATCTCGAC